TATATACAAATGTCGCAGAATTGTCGCAAAAGTATTACGATTTGGTAACAAACCCACAATCACCCATTTCCCTCCACAACACACCATTATGTGTAATAATATAATTACACTATCTTTTTATGCAACAATTTGATATACTTATTTATCATGAATGAAGCCAAAAAATACAAAGAAATAACCACCATATCTAGATCTTCTCCTTCTATTAATACATCTATAGGGATAGTGTTTGTACCTAAGACAGGAAGTACATATCTTTCTCTAACCCCCGTGCCTTCTCATTATTATTCCCCTTATTCTTTAGGACGAGCACGGCTAAGAAACTCTAAGACTCCTGGCTCTTCTCATATGACTCTTTCTCTCATAAAGGAGATTACGAATAACTCTACCCCCTACTTTACTGTTCTCCGCGATCCTTATGACAGGGCTGCTTCTGAATACTATTTCATCAAGCGACAGGCACAGAACGCATTGAGCATTTTTAAAAATTGGGATTTAACCGATCCTCGCAAACTTGAGTTTTTAGCTCACCACACAGGAAAGATAATGGGAATTTCTGGTTGGGGAGGATTTACTGACGATGGTCCATCAACTGCTTTTTATGACAAGACATATAACATTCATAAGTATGATATGAGTGTAGATGATTACTTAGAGTGGTCAGTAGATAATCCTACCTACCCCGTTTATTTTGATGACGTTGATTCTTTTGATTCCGTTGGCATAACGGAAAACATGTCTGCTACCATAGACCTGTTAAATAGCTTGTGGGGAATAAAGGTGGCAGGAGGCAACACCAACGACAACAAAGATAAGGCTGTGGGTAAGCCATACGACTGTTTATTTCCCAGACAAAAGTTCTACGACAAAAGCCCAGATTACGAGATATATATTAAAGGAAAGGAAAGATTCGATAATGATATATCCACCAGGATTTGAAGTATATGATTTCCCACCCGAACTTGCCAAAGATATTATTGCTTTCTCACAAAGAATAAAGCCAATGTGGAAAGACTCTCTTCTTGCAGGGGAAGTCTCTACTCAGCCTCAAAGAACAAGTACAGAAACTCCCTTTAAATGGTTTAGCCCCGATATAAAAAATAAGCTAAAAGACTTACTTATTTCTTACTCTCAAGACTATTGTGCAAATCATCCAAATGCGGATCTACGTTCATCAGAAAGGGTTAGTCTGCTCAAATACGAACAAGGACAATATTTCGATTATCATTCAGATGCTGCGTGGAATATATATAGAACTACCTCAGTCATTGTTTATTTAAACCCGACCGAATATGAGGGTGGGCAGACATACTTTCAATATTATGATGTGAGTATAAAGCCTCAGACTCCTTCAGCGGTATTCTTTCCATCAAACTATGTCTGCACTCACAAGGCTATGCCAGTAAAATCAGGAGAAAAATTTGTTCTTGTAACATGGCTAAATGATGTGCCATATGGAGAGATTCCTCATTGCCCATCAAAGTTCTCAATCAAATAGATAATATCTTCATAGGCACTTGCCCTATAGTTATCTCCTACGGTAGAAAATATTTCTTCTAGATTTCTTATATTAGCTAGTAATGATGCTTTGTATTCTTCTACCCCGCGTTTTTCCATTTCTGTACCGCAGTTCCAGCATTTAATCATCATAGTAAATCATCTCCTAGATTCTCAACAAAGGAATGCATCTCATCAAAGTATGTCTTTTTAGCATCATTATATCCATCTGTATATCCATTATTGTAGGCTTGTATGGCATTGTCCTGGCATTCCTTTTCCAGCACCCCTCGCCAATATTCTTCCGTTTCTTTTCTACGGGCATCAATCATAGAATCAATAAGGTATCCTACCTGTGCATCTATAGTACAATTACGAAAGATATTAAGCCTCATATTCATTCCTTACAGTACGGATAACATTACACCATAGGCATAGTTCCACATTTATTAATTGTGGATATCTTGCCTTACAATGTATGTCATGTCCGTTTATTCCAATGGGTATACTATTTTCACCCGCCGCCGAAATTTCCGACGATTCAAAAGACATTATATTACTACTCTTCCATCGTGTTGTTTATGAATTGATTTCCATTTATATGCATTTCTCAAATATACAGCACCAAATATAAAAGCAAAAAAACTAAAGCCCCATTGTTGTGTTTGCCAACCATAAATTAGCCACATGCACTCAGCAGAAACACCTACTAGCCAAGCCCACCACAACTTTCTACCTGCCAAAATCATGGCGGCAAGATTGACAGACATAAGAATCCATGACCAATACCAAGCGATCATAGATCCTCTTCTTGTAAAATAACAAAGCCCTCGTAGTCCCCAATTTCTCCATGACCCTGGCAATAGTCCATGGGGTCAAGGCAGACGGGACATTGATCATATGGGATAGGATCGTCATACATCTAAAGACCTCCAACATTTCTTACATACTTGTCCATATTTCGTTTCTTCACTTTCATGTGTACAGTCTCTTTCAAGTTTGAGTCTTTCATCTACATCTAAAGGAATAAAATCTTTTTGTTCCCTATGCTCTTGTATGTGAGCCAGCATTAGATCGTAGTCATAGCCTGCAATAAAATTGCCATCTACTCCCATAGAGCAGGCACAACAAATAATGCCATAATAAATATCGTCATATATATAGGCATCAGCGTCTATAAATCTACAATATGCCATTTCCCGTATCTCCTTGCGCCAGTTTCCGTATGCGCTATTCTACACCATAATTCTTTTCTTGTCCACACTCAGCACAAATATAACGACCACGCCAGATAGCGTACTCATGCTTACATTCGCTCATCGACACATACCCATATGATAGACCCGACATGCACCACAATACATTATTTCTCCAAGGATTTTCTAAGATTTTTGATCTCTTCGATCAGTACCATGGTAGCATAATAATTTGCATGGTCCATAAATCCTATGGAAGCAAAGTGTGCAGCCTTTTCTTCATTATTTTGTACTATTACGCTCATGCCAAAGTCACTTCAAGTCCTGAAACTTTTGCTCAAAGTAATCGTCAATACTGTCGGTGTAGTCCTTCACATCAAATTCCATTGTATCTCCTAACAATGTCTAGTATTGTTTGCTTACGAGTAAAAGTATAATCGAAAAGCGTCGATGAGTCAAGAGCTTTTTCCAATTCTTTTGCTATTTTGTGTCGCCATTTATATTCGTTTATACGGCATTCTCTACACAGATCATAGTCCTCTTCTGGGGCCATTGCAATATATTTGTCACATACTGTACAGGGCTTTAACATTCTAATAATATTGTATGCCTTTATTATGAGTAATAAGATAGTCAATGGCTTTATACAATGAATCTGTACTGTCTTTAAATCCGCCAAGAGAAGTATTGCAAAGGCTACATAAAAGTCCCCTGACTTTTCCTGTATCGTGATCGTGATCTACAACCAAATCAGATTCTTTCTCACATATCCAGCAAAGACCGTCTTGTTCCGTTACCATTTTGTTATAATCTTCAAGAGATATTCCATACTTTTTCTTCAAGTATTTATCTCTCCAGGCATCTGGATCTCTTTCTTTTTCTCTTTGCTTTCTTTCCCGTCTTTGTTTATTATCACACTCGCGGCATTCAGGCCTTACCTCGTCTGTTTTAGTAACATTTTTAGCAAAGTTTTCTTCAGGGAGAATTCTTTTGCACACATAACAGTATCTTTCTGTTGGCGCAGGGAATAGAACTTCCTGATAGATATCCATAACTACCTTGTGGTTTTACACCATTCAAGCTTGTATTGCTTTAATCCCATTCGATAGCATTTATTGTATGCTTCTGCATACTTTGACTCTAAAGACTCTCCAGCCTTTCCACCAGCACCTTTACGAATGGCATCCATTGCCTTCTCTAGGTCACGCAGGGCACGCTCGTCTTCGTCTGTGTATTCACTCTTAGGCTTCAATTAATTGCTCCATTTCTAGATTGTAGTATAGCGTATGTGTGGGCCAGAAGTAATTGCACTTGTCACAACATGCTACACGATTAGCATTACGAAACTCTGCATAATATTCTGGGTCTTTTATGTATAGGTTATTGCGATGAGATTCGTGTATCCTTTCATCTCCCCACCACGGAGGCATTACGATATTGTCGCCACGATCCCAATTCCAGTCATACATTTCTTGAATAGCATCCCAATTCTTTTCTGTACTAATGCCGCGTTCATCACATTCATACTTAATAGCAATGAGATATTCAAAGAGTGCGTTGTCATAACCTTTCCACATAAGTACCGCTGGATGCCGTACCCACCCACCCCTAGTACGTCCAGAGGATAGGATGCTATAAATTTGACGACCTTCTAGCAGTTGTTTATTAAGTCGCTTGTTATCCAATACAGAAGCAGACTCATACATGTCTACATACGGAACAAAGGTTTGCATATTAATCCATTTCTATAAGGTCCAACGGTGTTGGAGCAGTTAGCTTAGTATGACAGTAAGCACACTCACAGTCAAGTAGATAAGAGGTTATTTCATATGCTTCATCAAACTGTACTTGTACAGTAAAAAGATTTGATCCACAATTTATGCATTCCCTCGTAGGAATGCCTCTGCAGTCAAGCATATAATCTCCCTAAATATGACTTATCCACACCTCCAATATTACAGGAAGTGTGGACAAATGTCAATAATTAGAGTCCTGCGCGAGTAAAGATTGCGTCAATCTCTTGGACATGATGGGGGCCATATCTAGCGGCCCTTTCTCTTTCGACCATCCATGCACGGTGCATTGCACGACGAGACTTTTCTTCTTCGCTTGTGGCGTTTGTGAAAAGATTCTCAATTTTACGCATGAGTGTTTTCATGTAAATTCCTCCTTTTGGGATTGTTGGGATATCTCAATTATATCAAGACTTTGTTTATTTGTCGAACAAACTACTAGTGATTGTAGTCACAGGGCTATCTGGAATCATGGAAACAAGGTACTTTGGTTTAATATTTTTGTCAATTATTTCAAAATGATATCTATTAATGAATAATGAAATAAAGGTTTTTGCAACCATTATAGAAAAATATTCGCCAATACATTTTTTAGACCCCATTCCAAAAGGGAAGTATGCTCCACGGGGCAAGCTTTTTTCAAATTGTTTACTCCATCTTTCAGGGTTCCAATTATCTGGATCTGAATAGTATTTTTTATCCCTATGAGTAACATATTGCGATATAAAAATATTTGTTCCTTGCTTTATTGTTACGCCAGATAAATCTATATCATTTGATGCCGTCCTAGTTGTAAAGTAAGCAGGAGGATTTGTTCTCAATGTTTCTTTAATAGCTTTATCTATCATTGAGTCATCTTCTCTACATTTTTGTAGAACGTCATCATTGTTATACAAATTAATAAGTGTCCAAGATATCAAAGCACTTGTTGTTTCAAATCCAGCACCTAATATGGTTATTATTTCATCAGTTATTTGATCAGTATTCATGTCAGAATTAATCATTGACCAAAGTAAGTTATCTTGTACATTGCTCTGTAAAATAATATCTTTTATAAAGTTTCTAACAGGCGAAAAATTAATTGTTTCTTCAGTAGAAAATACAAGTCTAGGAATGTTAGATATCTTATAAGATATATCATGGTATGCAGAAATATATTCAGATGGAACATCTTCTCCAATAAAACATTTAGCAACGCAATCAAATGCTACCTTGTCTGCTAAATTTGACAACGAGAAGCCTTTTTCTTCTAAGTTTTCAAAGCTTGCATTGCATTCATTATTAATTATTGTTTGATAATCATCAACTATCTTTTTGCTAAAACTACCCTGCAGCATTCTTTTGTTTGTTATGTGCTCTGGATCTTCTGATACTATCAAGCCATTGCCAAAAAAGTTTTTCATTTTAAGAAAAACTATCCCTCTAGAAAAACTGTTTTGTTTATTTACTAAGACCTCATTAACAATTTCTGGAGAAAATATTAATAGTGCATCTCTTTTGCCATAGCTATAATGAAAATATCCATTATCACAGGAGTCTCTAAGAGAAATAAAACTATTTATTAAGTCTTCCCCGCCAATTACTTGCTTCATTACTTATTTCTATAACAGGCAAAAAGGGTTCTTCCAAATCTTGGGTCAGAGTCTTCAATCAATGGTTCACAAACATCAAAACTTGTCTCATTCAGTACCCATTGGGCAATAGAATCTTTATTCCATCCACTCATACTGCTGTTATAAATTAATTCATTTTCTTGGCCCATATCAATAAATAAAACATCATTTGTTTTTGCATCAATTTTTCTTAGAATTTCTGCGGCATGATCGGCACCATCTGAAATTATTATGCTATGCAATACGCTTAAAAGAGAAACAATGTCATAATTTTGGTAGCCGTCTATTGTCTCTGTAAAATCTTCTTTGTTTATTTGAGAAGAAATGTCTGGATAAAATATTCTGGTCATATTAAATTCTTTGTTTCCATTCTCAATACCAGTAACAATTGAGCATAAACCATTAAATGCATTTACAAAAAATCCGTAACAAGATCCAATATCTAAAAATGACTTTTCTGAAAGAGAGGAGCCAAACTTGTTTTCACAAAAGGCAACCATAGCATCTAGCCTATCTTGGCAGCCCCTAAGTATTGCTGAGTTATCATTAATGGCCTGATTTAATACTGGCTGATATAAAACCCTTGACATTTATCTTATTGCTCCTTCGCATCTTTCTACTATCGTATTTATTTTATCTTGGATAGTCATATTATTATATCGTATCTGTGCTAATTGTGCTATGGGAATTAGCCTAAACATTCCTAAAACCTCAAAGAATTTCCACTCTTTTTCACTTACAAAATACTTATCAATAAATAAATCAAGCACCTTCTCCTTGGGACATAAATACTCATCCGACCAGTAAGACATTGCTATGCCAAAATCCATTCTAGGATCTCCTACATCAAAAAGCTCCCAATCTAGTATTGCGGATATCTGATTATTATGAAATAAAATATTGTCCATTTTCCAATCATTATGAACTATTGAATTTTTGTTTTCTTCTGGATAATTTTTCATGAGCCACTTATGTATGTGATCTACATTTATGGGAACTAACTCTGACCTATCAATACATTGTTTGTTTATTTTTTGTATATTATATCCTATGTTATTTTTACCCTTGGTTTTCGATGTTAAAAATTTATCAAGATCCATGCTGTGTAACTTATGCAGCATATCAAACGAATTAATTATTGATTCACTATTGTAACTTGGCCTTCCTTCAATATCTTCCATTATGTAAAAAGGAAATTCAAAAATTGATGGAGAAATATTATAGTAAAGAGGCTCGGCAACAGGAAAGCTACCATAAAGAGTTTTTTGTATTTGATACTGATTGAATATTCTTTTTTTGGTCACAAAGTCATCTGATATAGCATATTTTAATATTAGTGTGTCACCACTAGCATTACCTATTCTACAAACATTAGATGATATTCCAGAAGACAGTCTCTGAATATCTGTAAATTTATTAAACCCTTGGCTTTCTTCTAGCCAGAACTTTAAGAATTCTTCGTAATTCATAGGTATAGTGTATAATATTTGTATGGCTAAATCATTAAACAACTGGCCCGTAATTACAAAATGGGCAGATCCAAGACTTAAGGCTGTTAAAATTCCAGGAACTAATCGAACCGTTCGTGTTCGTCGTGGCATCGCTCCAGTTTTTGCTGCATTTCTTGCAGACTGGCACGCTGAAATGCCAGAAAGACTCAATCTAAACAAAGGTCCAGTAGACGGGTGGAATTACAGATACTCTAGATATACCAAAAACTATTCAAACCACGCATCTGGAACAGCCGTAGACCTTAGATACGATGTTCTTAAGCCAGACGGTAAGCCACACATGAATCAATCAGAAATGAAGATCCTCAACCGCATTCTTGATCGTTACAAGACAAAGGATGGTCACAGAATTTTTGCAAATGGTGAATGGTGGAGAAAGCCAGACGGTATGCACACAGAACTTTCTCAGTCATGGGATCGTGGTGCTAAAAGAAATACTACCTTTAAAGATGTTAAGGAAGTACAAAGGCTACTTGGCATTAAAAAGAATGGCAAGAGAACTAAATAATTCTATTAGGTATATTTCTTTTCTCTACAGAAATTAATTGACCCTTATGCTCAGACTTGATATCTTTTCTTACCCATGTCATTCCATATGTATCTTCAAATGTTTCTTGTCCTACCCGCCTTTTTAGTCTATTCGCAACTGATTGGAATGTTGGGTCATCGCTAAGATTTAAGTATGCATTATGAAACCAGGGTAGGTCGTAATAGGCTGGAGCATTAACAAGCAGCATTCCAGCAGTTGTCCAATGCTCCTCAATTCTTGGTCTTTGATTTACAACTTCGCCCTTCAACCCATATGCTGGAACATCTACACCAACAAGTGGTCTATCAATTTCAAACATTTTTTCTATAATTTCCGTTGTAACAATATTGTCTGAGTCTATATAAAGAATCGCATCAAAATTTACAACTGACTGTTTTGTTTCTTCTCCCCAATTATTTCCAGACATTACTCTTTTTCTTTGTGCAAACTCACGAATAAGATTACGACCAGTTTCAATTCTTATCCAGCGATTGCCAGATGTTACTGTCTCCTGCCTATCATCAATAGTGTATGTCCAGTAATTACCGCCAACAGATTCTAATACTTCTATCATTGGCTTAAATGGCTCTATTCCTCTGTGATCAAGCTCTAATGCAGCAAAGTAAACAGCGTTGGGAAATTTTTCTCTAATCTTATTTGCATTCTGTAACCAGTACATATGCTCACCTCTGTCTACTTTCCATCCAACAAGGGGGGTTCCGATAACAAAATGCTTGTCATATTGTATGGGTTTAAACATGCAAAAATTATAGCATGATACAATTTTCTTGTGATTATAGAAAAGAAAACTGATTACGGATACATAGCCTATTATAAAAATGATCAGGTATTTGCTGATACATTAAATAATGGAAAGATATATGAGCAAGGCTTAGTATTAAATAAACTTGCACCATATATAAAGAGTAGTAAAACTATTCTTGACATAGGTGCACATGCTGGATCTCATACAATATTGTATAAATATCTAAATCCAAGTTCTGAGATATTTGCCTTTGAGCCACAAAGAAAAATGTCAGACTTGCTTACCCATAATGTAGAGCAAAATAATTTTGACAATGTTCACATATATAACTGTGCCGTTGGACATGAAAATAGAATATTTACAATGAGTAATTCATCTATTGATGGTGAGAATGCAAATAGAGAAATAGGTTATGGAACAGAAAAAAGATATAATCTTGGTGGACTACAAATGGGCAAGGGTGGAGAGGCTACCAATATCATTACGATTGATTCGCTAGATCTATCGAATGTTGATTTTATGAAAATAGATGTGGAGGGATTTGAACCCTTAGTTCTTTTAGGTGCACAAAAAACCATAAAAGAATGTATGCCAACAATAGTATTTGAACATAATCATAAAACTATTTCAAAGTCTACATTGGCAGATCTTGGAATTCAAACCCCTCCAACATCTGAATCTCTGTTAAGAGATTTTGGATACAATATTTCTAGACTAGATGATCAGGGTAATTTCCTAGCAACAGTAAATTAATCATCTGACTCATACTCATCTAGCATATCATCAATATTTTGAAACTCTTCTGTTGGGTCTAAATTTAATAGATTACACAATGATAGCCATGTTTCATCTATTATTTTTTTCCCATCATTATTTAAAGTTCCAAGATCGTAGGCAACCATTTGCGCTAGTGGAAGACCTAGATCATTATATATTATGAATTCTGAAAAAAACTCCCTGTCCAATTCCCCAAAAGTAAAAGCTTTAGAAAGCTCTTCAAGAATTAAACATTTGGTTTCAGTATCCATATTATTCCCATGGACTGTCTAGATCTGGTTCTACATTTGTAGAGGTGCTCTTTGCCATAACAGAGGCTCCAATGTCTGTTGCCTCAATCTGATATGCATAGCCCTTAGATCCATCACTACGCTCAAAAGAACGGCCCTTTAGCTTTCCATGAACAATAATTTTTTGTCCCTTTTTAAGTGACTCAGAACCCTCTGCAAGCCTACGCCAGCAGGTAACATCAATGTAGGTGGTGTCTCCATCCTTCCATTGACCATTGCTATCCTTGATGCGCTCATTACTTGCAACACGCAACTTAGATAGCTTGTGTCCAGCAACTGTTTTTAATTCTGGATCGGCAACCAAATTTCCAACTACCGTAATCATACTCATTATATTATTCCTTTTCCTCGTATCTTTTTATTAGTGGGCAGGTTGTTACCCGTATCAATGACAGGATCTAGTGTAGTCCTGACACCGAATCTCTCTATTATAGACTTAATCTTATCTAAATACAATATGCAATCAAGCCTTTCCTTCTCATTATAATACTCCCATTGGCTTTCATAAAACCTAATGCCAATGAATTCATGACCCTTCATGTCATACTCTACAATATCTACTATAAAGTCGTGTGGTGGTTTAATTGACTTTACTGCTGACTTCATTTTTGAAGTATATATCATTGGACCTCCATTGTCAAGAACTTCCAGATATCAAACCACTCTTCCTTTTTTTTATGATTATTGAATTCCCTTGATATTTTTCCTTTTTCAAAATAAACTCCACCCCAAACACCCCACTCTTGTCTGCTTACTCCAGAAGCTAGGCATTCTCTTTGTACGGGGCAAGATTTACATAAAGAGTCTATTCCACTACGAAAGTCTACATCTTCTTCGTATTTATCAAAAAAGTAATTGGTATTCATGTCAAGGCATCTAGCTTTTTGTTGCCACTCTTTACTCATATTATCACCGAATCTGGAATATCCCAGCCTTCAGAATCACAGGAAAATATGAACTTTTTATACCATTTCCCAGACTCTTTATCAAAAAATCCTATGTGTAGAAATTCTGCATAGTCATCTTGAACAACATATATTACATCCCATCCATCCCAGGAAAGGTTGGGATTGTTTTCTACTATTATTTCTACTTCAGTTAAGCTCTTTATCCTCATTGTATTTCATCTTTCCTGTTACGATGTATACGAACATTATCATCGCTATTTCTAAAAAGAACATCATTACAAAGCCTATCTGCCCTGTTGACATTCCATATATTAGAGTTACAAATAGTTGAACAAACCAAAGCAGTCCAGCGATAATAAATTTTGATAGTGCTGGCGGTGAACTAAACATAGCAAAGTAAATACTTAAATACAGCAAAGCCTGACTACCAAAGAATACTAATGACCAGGAAGTTAGTGACATGTTTCCTCCATGGTATAAATAACCTTTTTAATTCCAGAGTTTTTAATAAGGTCTGCACATATCTTGCATGGCTTACTATTTCTATCTATACCTTGCCTATTTACTCTTGCAACATAAAGAATCGCTCCCTTTGCATTTTGTCCAGCGGTTTTAATTGCAACTTCTTCTGCATGTCGTGAACAATGAACCTTAATTAGTTCCTCTGGAAACAGGTCTGTATGATTTTTAAACTTGTTAAAACCATAGCCAACGACTCTTCCAGATTTGATTACGACAGCACCATGCCTTTTATTTTCCTCAGATCTTTCTGCCAAGGATCGTGCAAGATTAAGATAAGAAACATCTTTATTGCTCAACATATTAATCCCTGTAAATGCCAACTTCAATGTCTGCCAGTTCTGCAATGCTCACAAGCTTAGATTGATTCTCATTCTTTTTACTAAAGAAGGCAAGATAAGAAACATAGTCAATGTTCTCTTCAATATAATTCTCTGGGAGCTTCTTAAAGACAACCTTAAAACCTTTTTGCTTCAAATAGTTTTCTGCAGAGTTGCAAAAGGCAGCAGTAAATGAATTTATTTTGTGTGGGCCAGCAGACCAGACCTCAATTATGCTTTCATTATTTGGCTGAGACAATGCTACTCCCATGGCACGCATAAAGGTATCATAGTCTTGAAATCTTTTTGTACCCTGAACTGCAATAATCATCTTTGCTCCCTTATTGTTTCTACTATGTAGATAACTTCTACTGGAGACAGATCTTTTGTATTCACCTGATCTATTCTTTCAGCAGATTTTTTATCTATTTTGTTGTTTTCTTGCAATCTATATAAGCCAGTTTCTTCTAGCCAATAATTATATCCATTATAGTTACAAATCGGAATTATGTCAATAGATTCTTCAAATATTTTTTGATCATTCTTTGATATTTTTCCAAGGTAAAATGAAAATAAAACTACCTGAACAATAGCAATAATAACCCAAACAAAAAACATGTAATCGTTCATGATATTATGAAATACTGTCTAGTATGTCAAGCAGTTCGTTAAACTGTTTCTTTGACAAGTTATGAGCGTCAATTGGTCGTGCAGAATCTTTATCAATTTCTCCATCAACTATTTCTGTTTCATAGAAAATGTTTTGATGAACCCAATAAGCCTTTTCTCCTACAATAGCAACAGTCACGACATACTTCTTTCTTAGTTTTTGAGATTGAGTCTGCATGTCATTCTGCTGAAGACGACTCATCTGATTTATTTTCGTTGAGTGTTTGAATGATTCTTTGAGAGTTGATTTTATAGACAAGAAAATCATGCTCAAGTTTACTACATTTGTTACGATAATACTCAACCATAGCCTGTAGAATTTGTTCATTCTCATTCATTATCTCTCCTTCTTTAGAAGTAAAGAATACATTGGTTATTGTTCGTTGTCAAGTTTTTTGGTAAAGGAAAACGCAGAGTCTTGCCAAACATCTTTCTTGGCCTTGGCTCTCTCTACAATCTTCCTAGACCAAGAAAATCCTGCATCCCCGCCCCAGGCATCCCACATGATACGACCGTTAGATGGGTTGGAAGTATTGTAAAAATCCTTACCTTTCTTATCAACTTCATGTCGTGAAAAGAAAGAGTACATTCTTTTTACTGTAGACAAAGACATTGATCTTCCTGCGACAATATCGCTTGCTCTACCCCAGCCTACTGGTGTTCCCGCTCCCGTTGCTTTACCTTGCTCTTTCCATTTTAAAGCACGCCTTGCGGCAGCCTTCATTCCAGAAGTTGGTGTGTATGTTTCTTCTTTATAGAAGTCCATTGTTATTTTTCTTCTCCTCTAAAAAGATTAAGAGATATTGGAGACTTTCCACCTGTTGTTGCTCTCCTAGCCTGCTTTGGAGGATTGGCAAAGATGGAAGAAAGATCTGCTGGTACATCTGTCTTGTGAGCAGAATCTGAATCAATTGACTTGTTCTCCTTATCCTTGTATCCCTTTTGCTGCATCTCTTCGTCTTCCTCATCATCATGCATTGACTTCTCTTCTTCTTTCATGCTATGTGCCTTGGCCTCTTCTTTCATGTCATGATGAGCTTTGTTAATGGACTTTAGAATTTCCATTGCATCATTAATATCTTGGTTCATTGATTTACCTACCCTCCTTAAAGTACTCATTTTATGACCAACCACGGTGTCTGTTGGTTCTCCATTTCTGTAAACTCTGATTGCTACTGCTGGATCATCTGGAGTTCCAGTAATGGTAAAGTCTGAATTTGGAACATTGTATTTTCCATTACGAATAACTCTGGTTACCTTGCCACTTGCCCTACCGCCACTAGAATTCCAGGAAACCATGTCTCCGACTCTTACGCCTTCTGCCTTGCCAATTCTTTCCATCATGTCATCAACAAATTCCTGCATTTGATCTCTGTTCATAGTTGGTGTTTCCATTCCTGTATTTACTAGTCCATCTGGAATTGCAGCAAGTCTGCACTTTGCCTCTTCCTCTACGAGAAATGATACGAGCTTACAAGCGATAGTTCCGTTTTCTTGTTCAACATGAAATGAACAATTGCCACACTTTACTCCTATCGCTGCATCTTCATTTTCTGCAGCAGATTCATATCCAACCCATATACTTGATGCGCCCTGATCAAAGGGACCAAAATCTTCTGCAATACCAACGAGTGCATCGTGATATGCTTTCTCTTCTGGAGTGAGCATGTCATAAAGACGCTCTTCTTCATGCATTGATTTTGTTGTATCCATAAATTCCCTTTTCTTTTTCTTTTTAGGTCCAATGTATTGTGGGTATTTATTGGGGGTAGTTTCATTTGTTATAACATCTTTTTGAGCAGCCTCTGGCTCAGATGCATATAATGCTGCTAACTGTGCCCTTGCAGACGCTCTAGTTGTATGACAACCAGAAACTGAGCCGTCTGGTAGCTTTACTACTGCGTATCCAGAACAGCCACCATAATTGCGCCTAATTTCCCATGGCATAGGACAATTATATCATTGTTTCTCATTTTCATCAAAATATTTAGAAAAAATAGAAACTATAAAATACATTTGATTTCTTAACTTTTCATCCTCTATTGCCTCTATTTTGTTTATATCTGTACTATTTTTATTAAGTCCAATCATAGGCTCGCCATCTTCACCAAAAGTAACATCAATCATGTCTATACTCCATAGATCAAACACTGTGGCATTTAGCTCTTGTTGTTGCATTTTTGCAAGCTCTGGCATAAGATTTTGTGTTTCTTGTGACACAAGATACATTTCGTCACCAATACTTTCATCATATCCTAAGGGCTTTAGTATTCCCATTTTAATAAGGAATTCTATCAGGTCTTGCGCTTCTTTATCATAATTTGACATGTATATATTCTATCCTATTTTTGCATGTGGAATTGATTCATTTATACTTAATGCTGATACCGTTACATATTCTGAATATTCTTCAAGGCATGAAAGATTCTCTGCTCCGCTATAAGAGCATCCACTACCTAGTCCACCACGAATTTGATTAAGAATGTGTGCAACAGAACCCTTGTATGGAACAGTAGTAGATATACCTTCTGCTACCGAAACCTTTCCTGTGGCATCTTTTTGTGCAGAAGCACTCGCCATGCCACGGAAAGCTTTTACCTCTCTACCATCAGCATCTGTTAGTATTTCTCCTGGGGACTCATCTGTCCCAGCAAGCATTGATCCAATCATTACTGCATCAGCACCAGCAGCAAAAGACTTAACCATGTCTCCACTTGTTCTTATTCCTCCATCAGCAATGATGGAACATTCTTGAAATGTTTCTGCACAATCCATAATTGATTGTAATGTTGGAACTCCATGGCCACTAACCATTCTTGTAGTGCAGGCACTCCCTCCACCAATTCCTACGCGAACAGAGTCTGCTCCTGCTTCTGCCAACCTTAAAAATCCGTCTTTTGTAGAAACATTTCCAGCCATAATATGTGCATCTTTAAATGCGTTTCTAAGTTGTGCTACTGCCTTAGTAGCATAAGTACTATGACCGTTTGCAGTATCAACAAGAAAAACTCTTACTCCAACATTATATAAATGATCTGCCTGAGCAAGATATCCATTATTAGATGCAAGGGCAACACCAAATCTTATTTCTTTTTCTAAAAGGTTTTGAGACTTTAATATTTGTTCTTGATAAGACATATATCTATGAAGGATTCCTATACCGCCAGCATTATGCATAGCAATACACATTTCAGTGTCACAAACTGTATCCATAGGTGCTGCTATAACAGGCAATTCTAGATTAATTTTCTTTTTTTTATAACCTATACTCATTGACAAATTAACTTCGTGTCTTGAAGATATTGAGCTTTTTTGTGGAACAAGAAGAATATCATCAAAACACATTGCTTTGCCTACTTTTAACATTTTGTCTCCTATATTAGTTTGTAGTTAGAAAGATAATTTTTTATATCATCTGTCATTTGTGGTTTTTCTTTTTCTTCTATTAATTCTCTATTTCTATCTGCTTTAAATGAGGACCATGTGTGTACCTCTATTTCTCCAAAAGTATTTTTCTTGGAGTGAGAGATTGCATTATAAACAGATCCACACATTGCATCAGCCAAGTCCTTTGACTTCTTTCTTGGGTGATCGACCTTGTTATTTGACACGATTCTAAGTTCCAAAAGCTCTTCTAAGAGTATTTCAATATGTGGTGCAACAACCCGCTCTTCATAAAAAAGCATGGCAAGATCTTCATAGTGTTTCTTTGCTACTGAAAGAGTCTCTGTATTAATACCAACACTCTTTAGATCCCGCTGAATATCAAATGACTGCCAGCGGTCAAATGTAACTAGACCAAGATTAAATCCATTTCTTCTAAGATCAATAATCCAGTTTTTTACTTCAGATAAGTCTACTGGGCCTTCTCTACGAGGCTCCCACCAAGCAATCATATCTACAACAACAAATGGCACTACTTGAGTGTAGTCATTAAATGTTTGCACCTCTACCCATTTTTCAACATGGCTTAATGCTACTGCACACTTGTCATGTTTTTGTGCTAGGTCAGCATGTACAAAATAAGTTGTATCTGGGTTTGGTTTAAAACTAGGATCTATTCTTCTAAAAGTATCAAGCGGATTACGAATACTTAATGACTTTTCTATCTTATCCCGCGATTTAAAAAATGCATCTGAAGATACAGTAGGCATACAGGCAAAGCGCATCATTGCATCTGCTGGATCTGTATAAAATGCAAGCTTAAAGTCTTCAATGCTTCTTGTTGGGTTTACTTCCCATGTAGGTCTTTTAAGCGCATAAACTCCAGGGAACTTATAAGACTCTATTCTGTCTTCTTCCCATTCAATATCAAAGGTGTTTCCTGGATCATCTTCTGGCAAGGCAGGATTAAGAACAAAGGTATGCTTTTTAAATTCAGTTTCTTTTTCAGCAACAACGTCATCATATCTTTTAGAGATAAAGTCACCCTTGTAACGTGGGAATGAAAGAAGAACTACCTTTCCATAGTCGGGAAATCGTGAATCAACTGAGCCACGGAATGCTTTATAGATTGCTTCTCCTGTTTTTGCATTTTCATTGCCACTACTTGACTCTTGGGCAAAACCAGAAATCTCATCAAGGACAGCAAGCATAAGGTTTAGACCCTCATGGCTCTCTCTTTCTGAGTGACCAGAATATACTGTGACAGCCTTATCGAACTCAACATTGTCTACTTTAGCATCATACTTTCCAGCAAACCATGGAGATTTATCAATCTTGTTTTTGAATCCTTTAAAGAAAACATTCTTTGCTTGCTGTGCGTTTACAGCAATATTGATAATGTCAATAGCATCACCAGGGGGCTTACCAAAATATGCAGCAGGATCTTTTAAGCAAAGAAGCTTATAAACAAGATAAGCACAACCCACAGTAGAAGTGTGATCCTTACCTGATCCTTTGCCAAGTTGCAATATAACTTCTGACTTAGTATATTTCTTATAGTGTTCACTACCCTCTTCCTTTCCCATAAATCTTTGCAAATCTTTTTCTTTGTATATCTGACTCATGCACTCTACGAGAACATACTGATAGTGAGACAGTTCTGGCTGCCCTAAAAAGTCTGGGGACTTTACAAAGGTTTCTACATCTACTGGTTCTTCCTGAAATGGATTATCATCAAGAGCCTCCATGAAATCAGATAAATCAATTGTCAACTATGATCACTCCGTCAGTTGCTTCAGAAAGCTTTGACATAATTTCATTACGAATTTCTGGATATTTTGTAGCAACATCTTTAAGAATAATTATAAGAATTTGATGCTTTTCTTCCATACGAGCAAGTTCTTCTGCTACCTCTTTATTATCTAAAAGACCTGCACGATGAAGCATGTCAAGTCTTTTTGCTTCAATATCAGCAATAAGTTTGATTGATGTTGTCTTAGCATTAAGATTTGCTGTTTGATCTGCTGTGTCAATGACCTCATATGCCTTTTTAATTAAGCTGGAATAATGTTGATCTGCACCAGCCAATGCCTCTCTTGCTCTCGCATGAATGGCTTCATTATTTGCTGCCATTTTACGCCAGTCATTGAGCAATGACATTACACGGGTACGGGGTATGTCTAACTCCCGTGCTATCTGTGCTGTATCAGTTCCCTTTAAATATTCTGATGCAACCTTGTTTACTTCATCAAGATGCTTAACTAGGTCTATTTCTTTTGACACGCTTTCCTCGCTTCTTAGGCATTACCCTTACACGATCTTCATAAAAAGAACGCATACCACAACTAACACCCTTTTCTAATTCTACGCAATCAATCCAAGACCTATTATTCTCTGGATTAGTAACATGTTGGTGAAACTTAAACTTAGTACCCCAAATACCTTTTATCTTAATAATGTCCCCCTGATTTACTACCTTGCCTTCTTGTGTAGTAAAACTACCCTCTCTAATAAAGGGGTCGTTTATTTGCACCTTTTTGCGTCGTCCCATTTTTACTCCTTTGTGGTAGGTAGGACAATTCTACCATGGTGTCTATTCTTTGTCAATAGTTTTAAGTCTATTTATTTCACGATTCAAATACCAGGCTGCTTTTTCCAAGTCCTGAATTTGTTTACCCTTGTATGGGGCACGCATAACATACTTTATAACATTGCCAAGACAGAAATTCATGTGTTCTGTAAGCTCTATTGTTTCAATACCACTAGGATGTATTGTGTAATGCTTGGGATGATTTACTTCGTCATTCATCTTCTACCCTTTCTTCCCATCTTTAATCCGAACTTGTTCAAGTATAGATAAATTGTTTGTACTGTGCAACCACATTCTTTTGCTATTTCTTCTGGAGTTTTCTTGTCTTGTACATAACGTTTGTGAAGCCAGCTTTTATTTTTGTAAAAATCTTTTTTATTCAAAAATGGCACCCCACTTGTCGCTTACATAAGACCCTATGCCAATTGAGTCTGCCACATCATCGTCATCAACTTTAATTTTGTATCTATTATTAACATAGTCAATAGTCTTTTGTTTTCTTAATTCTCTTTCCTTTCCTTTATACCATGAATTAGATTTTCCTGGTGTCTTTTTTACAATTGCTTGCTTTTCTGCTGCACTCAAAAGCTTTGTTCCAATATAATTTTGCCAAGCCATAGGTGCTACATTCTTTACCGTTTTAATTCCAGCAACTTGCGCTGCTGCAATAATTGCTCCTTGCACCAACGACAGTTGCATAGCGGTTTTTGGAGAGTTGCTATAGATAGCCGATTCAAGAATAATAGCGTCTGATCGAAAAGCTTTAAAAAACGGGATAGCTTTTCTACAGGCATCTCCTGCTTTATAAAGAGCATCTGTGCCAACAAATCGAACCTTTCCATATTTGATCAGCCTTCCTTCCTCAAATATTGAAAATGCCATTGAATTTGTAGAGGCATCTACTGCTATTATAGTCCTTGGTTTTGATAGACTTGCTAAACCCCTACTCTTGTTGGTACTCAAAATATCCTTTCAACTCCTTTATAAAATTATTAAACTTTTTTTTGTTAATAAGGCAATTGTCACACATTCCAACATCATTATAAATGCTTAGATATGTTCCACAATCACCAGCACATTTTTTATCTCTTCCAACTCTTTTTCTTCTTTTTTCTATTTCGTATCTTTGAAGAATTTTTTCTTTACTTGACTCCTGCCTACACTCAGCAGAGCAATAAATTTGTTTTGCTGAGTTTGGAAAAAACTCTTTGTCGCACCATGAGCAGAAAGACATTAGAAATCTCCCTTTTCTTCCTTTCTTCTAGATATCTTAATATCTCCCTTAGGGGCCTCCTGACAGGCCTTTTGCACAGGGCAACTACCACACGGAACCTTTACTTTATTATTCTTATACGGAACCTCTGGGAGCTTCTGATCCTTCCATGCACCATACACCTCTTTCATCCAATCAAAGAGGTAGTCAACAAAGTCTACATGTCTCTGTGTAATATTTACAGGGATAGCAAGTAGATCATGAGTATTTTTGTTCTCATACATTACTATGCCATTTTTCTTTTTAAATATTTTCATGTAAATAAGAAGCTGAACAATGTGGTATGTACTTGCTGTCATACTCTTCTTATGACGCTCAAATGCATCATGGTTTGCTGTCTTAATCTCAACTAAATATTCTGAATCTTTCCACTTAATAATACTATCCAAAAAACCAAAGATGGGTGGGTCATCAAACACTACCTTCTCTTCGTTGACAAGCATTAGTCCTGCACTAGAAATGGCATCTTGAATTCTTTTGTGTCTGTCTGTGCCACTATCCATGTTAGCCTGAGACTTGCCCTCACGCTCTTCATAAAAAGTGTTACCCTCAAATGCTAGATACCAATACCGTGGACACTTGCCGTGACCAAAAACAATGGTGGAAGGAGAAAAGGTCTTCTTCTTCATATACTTAGGTTCATTGCTAGCAACATACCCCTTGTGAATAGCATCAACAAGGTCTGCAAATTCATCCTCTACATTGTCAGGCATTTGTGTTTGCCATTCTACTTCTTCTACAGCCTCTTTTGATTTACCCTTGACAATCTTAGATATTATATTTTTAGCCATGGTAGCTCCTAATTGTGTATTTAAGGGCATCCGATAACTTATCAAGTGCCTCTCTTGCTGAATAGTAAATATTTTTTTTAGCACGATCATCTTTTTTTACATTGGCATACCATGAAGCTAGCATTGCAAATTTAGCAGAGTAGGCCTGAATCTGAATGATAAGCCTAGCAGCCTTGTCTGGAGGAATATCTGGCTTAGCAATTAGTTTAGCAATTGCGATAAGTGCTTGAGTTATTTCTTCATCTTGCATATATTCTGATAAATCATTAAAGTCATTAATTTGATTTATAATATCAATCGTGTTTTCGCTCATTATTCTCTCTTATCTCTCGTAACTCTTCAAACTCATTCCACTCAATTATAGCAAGCCTTGTCTTCTTTGTCTCTCCAAGAACTAACATTATTACGGGAGATTTATTTGGATCTACTCTTAAAGTGTCTGTAACTATTTTACCCCATACATCCTTATTAACAGAAAATGATTTGCTATACTCTTTTACATCTACAACATATCTGTCTAAGCTACCGTCGCCTTTTACCATTCCACGACCAGAATTTTTATGTGGCTTTGCACCAATACGCTTTAACTCGCCATGCTCACTCATCAATATCCTCTTTCTTTTTCTATATTTACAGTGGATATTTGCTCGCAATATTTACACTTCCAGGTAATATCTAAAGTAGATGGGTAAAATCTAGACGAGTTTGCCTCTGAAGAGCAGCCCTGGCATAGAAATATTCCATGTATTACCTGATACTTATTCGATGATTTGGACAAGTTCTGCCGCCTTATCTGGATTTTGTCGTAGCCATTCGACCACCTTTGCTCTACCCTGGAACCTTTCTCCAAGAACTGTGTACCATGCGCCACCCTTTTCTATGTGTCCTAATTGCTCTGCAACGTCTACAACTTCTGCAATGTTATCTACGCCAACAAAGTCACCAGAGAAATAGAAGTCGTACATGCCACTCTCAAAGGCTTTTCCTGTCTTGTTGTAGTCAATAGTCCAGGTGACTTGGCGACCTATCTTGCTTTGTATGACTTTATCTCCTACTTCTATCTTGCCCTGGATAGCATTCTTTTCTGACTCACTTGACCAAAGCTTGACGACTGTGCTAGAAAAAAACTTAACAGCATGACCCCCTGTGGGCTGGTGGCTTACAAACATCTGACCAATATTATTACGTTGCTGAGATATAAGAACTAGCAATGTTTGCTTAGTCTGATTGTTTGCATAGTTAAGCATCTTGACAGCGTTTGTCATATCCCGTGCCTCTGCACCGATTTGCTTAGTATTCTCTAACTGTTTTAGTTCATCAGAGTCTTTCTCAAAGTAGATAGCAGGAAGCAGGGCAGAGATAGAATCAACAACAATAATATCTACGCCAGCAGACATAAGTTGTGTGGCAACATCAACCATGTCGTTGATTGTCCTGGCAGGAGAATATATAAGGCTCTCTGAGTCTACTCCTAGCCTCTGTGCCCACTTAGGATCATATGATTGCTCTGAGTCAATCCACGCACATATCTTTCCTTCTTTCTGTGCCTGACCAATCATTTGCAAGCAAAACGACGACTTGCCAGCAGACTTATTGCCCCAAATAAGAACCTGCCTGCCATAAGCGAGGCCACCATTTAGTTGCTTATTTAGCCCAACGCTGGGTGTCTTTTGCATTATGACCTCAATATCTGAGGCAGCAGACACTTTCTTTCTAAGCTTTGGATCTATTTGTGAAAGAACTTCTTCCATTGCCTCACTAATCACGCTAATACTCCATGCATCGCTGGACGCTCCTTGTTCTTTTCCATCTTGTTTACAACGGCCTTTGCTAAAGACTTATTTGTATACTGTGTCATAGAAAGAAATGCCCAAAAGTCTAGGACACGAATGATAATGTCAGCCAACTCTTCAACAACAACATCGTCGCCCTTCTCTTTCCTCATAGCCTCTAAAACTTCTGATACCTCACTATGAATCATAGCCAGTTGCTTTAAATAAAACACTATCCTATCTGCCTCATCCATGTGTAAGTATGGCTCATAGAACCCCTTCTTTACTGCTCCTGAGTGCAGAGTAAAGGCTAGATCATCCATATCTTTTAAATAACTCATGATATTACTTCCTTCAAAATGGTAGTTCCTTCTTTTGTTTTTGATAGCTCAATCTTAACGACTGTACCTTCTTCACACTTCATATATGCTTGTGCAAATTGTGATGGGAAAACTGTTACAGCAATCATTTCACGATCAGCGGTTGCTATTGTCATGTTAGCCATTTTCTTACCCGCCTTTGTTATTCTAGGATTAAACGATAGCACAAAAACCTCGTCTTGTCCAAAGGGTATTTGCTTATAGTTGAGGAACCTAATCATGGGACTTGTCTTGTAACTATCAAGTTCATCAATTGGAATTGCCTCCGCAACCCTATTGGCTGATGCAAGAATTAGGTACGTCTTTCCCGTTTCTATCGTAGTGTCCTCAGGCGCAAATATTCCTACTGATCCCGTCTTGTCTAGTAGTTCAACACGCGACCAGCCCTTACCACGCTTTATATTTTTGACAACGCCTAGAAGAATGTGTGACCCGTCTTCTTCATAATCTTCAGAGTTGTCAATATACGCATAATAGTGGTTAGGAACATTTATGTTGAATTCTGGCAGGTTAAGATATTCGTAAAGGTTTTCTCTTACCCTCTTTTCATCCCGTGGATTATCGTCAAAGGTCAATGCACCAACGGCATTCATGGCCTCTATTGCACGACTATTGATCCCGCTACCCTTCTTAAATGCGGCATCACGAACTTCTTGGTAAGAATTAAATGGCCTAGCAGCAATAATGTTTGACGAAACTTTATCAGATAGCCACTTGATAGAAGATAGTCCAAACCTAATTGCTTTACCCTCAATAGAGAAATCAATCTCTGATTCATTGACATGGGGAAGCCTTAGTGGAATTCCCATACGCTTGGCCTCAATAAGATACTCTGTCCTTGAGTCCTTATCCTTTTCATTGCTAAGGACAGAATACATAAACTCAATAGGGTAGTAGAACTTGAGCCAAGCTGTCCAGTAAGAAAGCATTGAGTATGCAACGGCGTGAGACTTATTAAATGAGTACCCTGCATGTGCCTCAAAGTCGTGCCACATATTATCTGCCTGGAATGGACTAATGTATGCCGATGCATTTCTAATAAACTTATCCTTGAATACATCAAGCTCTTTAGCGTCTTTCTTCTTACCAATAATCTTGCGAACCTTGTCAGCCTCTGCGAATGTCATGCCTCCGACTGTGGTACACGCCTGCATAACCTGCTCCTGATAAAGAATCTGACCATAAGTATCTTCTAGGAATGGCCTCATTACTGAATGGGGATACTCAACAATATTTTTACCACTCTTTCTAGCAATGTATTCCTTTCCAATAGTATTCATGGCTCCTGGGCGAACAAGGGCGTTAGAAGCCACTAGTTCATCAAAGTTCTTAACACCCATCTTTATAAGAAGGTTAGTATATGGAGTTGCTTCACATTGAAACACTCCCTTGGTATTTCCCTCAGAAAGCATTCGATATACTTCTCTATCTTTTAGATCAATAGTATTAAGATCAATGTCTATACCGTTTCTTTCCTTGATAGTCCTTAGAGTATCTTGAATAACAGTAAGAGTCTTTAGCCCAAGGGCATCAATCTTAATCAGGCCAATGTCTGCTGCTTCATCCATATCTACAGCAACAACAGGAATACGAGTCTTAGTACCCGTTACAGTTCTAGTTTCCATTGGAGCGTACTTATGAATAGCATCCTTTGCAGTTACAACTCCTGCAGCATGGACCCCTGTACCACGAATACGACCACGCAATTGCTCTGCGTATATCTGAACATCTGGATACTTTTCTCTAAACCATTCTGTTGAATTAGAACTAATAAAATCTTCCCATGTGTCAACAAGCTTGAGTGCCTTATTCACATCTGGCAAAGGAACATGAAGTGCCCTAGCAACGTCACGCACAACGCCCTTGTCCTTAAACATCAGGAAGGTAGTAATAGAGGCTACATTCTTGTATTCTTTCTCTAGGTATTCCTTAACCTCTTCACGACGGCTATCCTGGATATCAGTATCAATATCTGGAAAGTCATTTCGCTCAGGATTAATAAATCGGAAGAACAAAAGTCCATACTTAATTGGGTCTACTTCTGTAATACCTAGTGCATAACAGACGAGAGAGCCTGCAGCAGATCCTCGTCCTGGCCCAACCATAATACCTTGTTCCTTAGACCATGAGATCATATTGCTAACAACAAGGAAGTAGGGTGCAAACTCTTTGTCATTAATGATAGATAGTTCTTCGTCTACCCTGGCTAGATATTCTTCATCTTTGTCTAGCCCCCTAGACTTAAGGCCATCTATGACAAGATTTCTCAACTCATCTTCTGGATTCTTTACCTTGATTGGAAGAAGATTAAGGTTACTCTTTAGCTTATAGTCTTCAACCTTCTCTGCAATCTCAAGGGTGTTAGAATAAATGCTATCATCAAACTTCTGCTCTTTCTCCATACCCTCTCGCATCTCTTCATATGAAAGGAGATGGATATCAAAACTACGGAATGACATAGGACGATCTTCACCATAAAGATAGTCAAGACGCTTCATCAAGTCAGGTATCTTGGCAGACTTCTCATAACTAACGTCTTTTTGTATCTTGGCATGTGTGTTGAGTGCAAGCATAATTTCTTGAATTACCTTTTGATCTGTCGTACAATGATGACAGTCAGGGGTAACGATGCACTTAGCACCCATTTCATTAGCAAGATTATAAAGCTCTGTGTTCATACCAGCAACGTTGTGTGGCATAAGTTCTACATAAAAGTCATCGCCAAAGCGATCCATAAACCACTTGATATGATTCTTGGCAACAGCATAATCATCTACTTCAATAGCCTTATTGATAAGGCCTGACATGCAGGCAGAGGAAACAATAAGACCGTCACCATACTTATCAAGAACCTCAAAATCAATTCGTGGCTTCTTGTAAAATCCCTCTGTCCAACCAATCTCATTGAGAGTATTAAGATTCTGTAGTCCCTGTGGATCTTTAGCAAGGATTACGATGTGATTGTAAATAAGGTCTAGTGGTGTTGTTCTTTCTGTCTTATCACGCTTATCAAAACGATCAGCAGTAATGTATCCCTCTACACCAAGAATGGGCTTGACTCCCTGCTCTTTTGCAGCCCTGTACATTGGCCTATGACCAGAAAGAACACCGTGGTCTGTAATGGCTAGGGCTGGCATCCCCAGAGAAGCAGCACGCTTAGCATACTCCTCTGGGGTTGCAACCCCGTCCATAAGACTATAATGCGAATGAACGTGAAGTGGTGCGTAATTCAAGGCTTACCAATCAACCGTAGTTGATGTTGCTGGATTGTCAAATCCAAGGTAGAAAGACTCTTGATCAACATAAGGAACCTGTCTAATCGCAGACTCTAATGCATATGCCTCAATTCCAGACCAGTCAAACTCTTCTATGTCTGGTGCGCCTGGAATGAGAGTATAATTTGTCTCTGTGCCCATACCATTTCTTTTAAGCTTCCATGTCATATTTGTGATGCCCTCTGCATCCATTGCATATTCACGAATAGTAGAAAATGTTGCAGACTTTGCAACACCCATGCTCCATACTGCGACGTATGGGTCTTCAATTCCATCATCAACAATAACATTGGTATAAAAGCGTAGCCTTGGCCTCCATCCAGCCTTCATATCCTTACGATGCATTTCGCATCCAAAGCAACGGCCCTCATCTTCTAGACTGCATACAGCCTTACGCTTATAGTCCTTTGGATTAGTATGTTCGCTTACAACAATTGCTAAACCACGGTCTTCGTTATAAAACTTAGAGTCTTCATCAATCTCATTGACAAAGCGAATCTTTGTGCTTTGACCATCTTCCATTCTTAGCCATCGTACTTTGCTTTCTGTTCCGCCCGTCTTTGGCTTATCTAGAACAGCTTCAATGTTCTTTAGCCCCTTAATAATTCCCATATATCATCTCTCCTATTGTAATATGTAATGTATCTCGTTATCAAATGTATTTATAAATGTTTTTAGTTGTTCGTCATCCAAGTCAGAAACGTCTTTAACAGTATCAGGTAGATCGCCCTGTATTACTATGCTACCAAGGGACATTGATAACTTTTCTTTCATATCCCTTCCTGCGTCGTCGTTGTCTGACACTACGATTATACTAGTAAAATACTTTTTTAGCAAGTCCTTTTGCTTATTAGAAATATTTGATCCTAGTGTCGCCAATGCCTTACCGCCCACTTGTTCAATGCGGATAGCATCAAAGGATGATTCTACCAGGAATATCTTGTTGGCAGCTTTGTTTCTTTGGATATTGAACATAGTTTTAGATCGTGGGAGTCCTGGGGTATTCTTGAACTCCTTGCCCTCTACAGACCTACCTACCATTCCTACACAAATACTATCAGGCGAGTAGATGGGAATGGTAATCATATCCTGCTTTTCTGAATATCCTATCTTATATTTTTCTACGCTATCTTTAGTAATGCCTCTGCCCTTTAGATAACCTGCTGCCCTATAAGACACAAGAGCAGCATCATTTAGCCTTAATACGACTCCTTCATCAAACTCTGGATATTCTGGCTTTTTGTCTAATATCTTAAGCAAGTCAACCTCTATATTGTCTTCTGCTTTCTTGGAATAAATAAGACGCATTGCCTCAAAGTAATTTCTTTTTGAGCAGAACATTACGAGCTGAACTAAATCGCGTGACTCATGGCATCCAAAGCAATAGAAATCTCCTGATGTTTTAGATACTTCTGCTGCTGGTGTTCTATGGTTGTTATGATATGGGCAGTAAATTATAAAGTCTGACTCAATCTCTTGGACAATATCTATGCCGCAGGCCAGGAGTGTTCTTCTGACTTGCTCTTCTGAGTAGAATTCGATATTAGCTTGTTTTTGTCCACCCCATCGAACCATTGCGCCCTCTTCTTTCCTACAAATACTCCGTATACCGATAACTTAAAGTCGAATGATTTTCCATTGTACATGATGGTAAAGTCAGGGTCAATATCATATCTAATCAAATAACCTTTCGTTTTCATCATCATTGTTAGCATGAATATATGTTCATTTTTTATTCGGGGAATAGAAGATTCATCATAGATTTGTCCTTCTAGTTCGAACCTTTTAATCCCTTTGTGTACAATTGTCATAGGATAATTATACTGGACTTTATTGGTCCTCAAAATCTTTGTATAAGAATCTGCCCTTGTCAAAGTCTACCTGTACTAAAAACTCTCCAAGGTAGCCGTGTCTATTTTTTCTAAAGCAAGCCTCAAGAATATCAGAGGACGCTTCACGGCCAAGTGCCAAAACCCAATCGGCATCATAAGCCAACTGCTTTGACCATGAAACCTGACCCAAAGTTGGAACAGTATTCATATTCTTTGCATCATCAGGTGTTGCAGAAGCAATTGCAATAATAGGAGTCTGCTCCGATATAGCAAGAATTTTTAATTCACGACTAATGTTCTTAATCTTTACTACCTCATTATCCGTTGGCGTATTAGACTGCATAAGCTGAATATAGTCAACAAACACTATGTCTGGTGAGTATTGGTCTATTTTGCCCCGCAAAACTGCTGGAGTTACCTCGCCCAATCCATCATTAGAAACAATCTGAAAGGAGGGCATATTATTTAAATATTTATTACCCCAACGCTGAAACTCTTCAATATCAATTTCTCCAGCACTAATCTTACGATGAGAGAACTGACCCCCTGCCATAATAGTATAGGCACGATTACGAACCTCGCTCTCTGTCATCTCTAGAGATACAAAGAGTGGCTTTTTGCCATTCTTCCATGCCTGCACAGCAAGATACAATGCAAGCCACGACTTACCAATAGCAGGATAAGCAAGAAGAATTCCAAACTGCCCTGGCATAATTCCAGAAGGTAGGTAGTTATCAAATCCTGCCAGACCTGTTTTAATGCCATGAGCACCAAGCCTATTTAGTTCTTCAATGTGTTTGAAGTATGCTACAGCATCATCTACATCTACAACGTCAATATCACGAACCTCTGCAGAGCCACGCTTAAGGTCAGAACTTTGAGAAATAAGGGTATTAAGAGCATCTTGAACCTTGTTTTCCTGGAGCTGTGATGCACTAGTTTTTAGCAACTCCCTAATTTTACCGTCAAGGAAGTTTGTTCTTAGTTCGTCTACATGGTGCTTGGTAGCACCCACATCTTTTACTGGCTCAAAGTCTCTAAACTTTTCTACAACAATAGATGACGGAGGAACAGACATATTCTTCTCATAGTATGTCCTGATAAATTCCCAAACATCTCCATGTGTTCTGAATAATGAATCTGGATTTGCTTGCAATAAAACATGAATTTGCTTGTCTTCAAGGACTGCAGATAATACTTTTGCCTCTAGGTCATCCATTAAGTCTCCAACCATTCCTTAGCACCTTTTCGTAAACGTTCTCTTAGTATCCGATCATCATCTTCTAATGTCTTAGATTGTAGCAGCCTATCAGAGTTGTACGCAAACCATGTCCAGTCTGGTGAGGCTGAGACAACAAAATAATAATCTACTAAATCCTTACACTCCTGATATCCATATGATTCTATAAGTGCTTCTGCAGCCCATTGCTGAGAATGAATATTAATCGGTTGTAAGGGAGCATTGTTTTCCTTTGCTACTTTTTTAAAATAGCTTATAAGAGAGTATCTTTGCTTCTTATCAACCATTAATCCATTTCCCGCTTAGCTTCCTCAATCCTACTCATAACTTTGCCCTCTACAAAGTCATAAACGCGATTCATTGCGGTATCTACATCTTCATCTTGACGAACATAGTCAGTACATCCGAGATCTACCCTCAGACTCTGAAAATTTCCAAGATTGAGCGTGTATCCAAGGTTTACAGTAACCTCTGTTTTTTCTGACATTTTTTCTCCTAATATGTTTGTTCTGACCAAACAGGGACAAAATCCCCATCCTTTGTCCTTGTATATAACATCAAGGCATCACCCATCTTAGCACGCAATTCTTGCTCAGTCAATACGCTGTTGGATATTTTCCCATCTTTTCTTGGTCTACCCCTATGAATTGTTGACATAACCTCTCTAATTTTAAATATGTCGTCCTCTGAATAATAAGATAGTTTAGTAAACATCCTTTCCCCACCTGGCTGGGTTCCAGTTGGCGGATCAATTAATCCCTCGTTTATATATCTATATATTTGTGCTGGACCACGATTTAAAAGTCTTGCTGTATCTGCCAAAGTATAGGCTCTTTTTTTATGCCTTTTAAAATCTGATAAAAGCATAGATACTTCTTTTTGATTAATCAAGTCAAACAGGTTTACGATATTCGCACCTCTATTTGTGTTTAATAACCTTACTAATATACCGTCTATGAAAAAGATGGTTCTTGCTGGAGCTACCTGCCATTCACCTGTTTGGCTGTCTCTTTTTCTTTTTTTTCTAGCCATAATGCAAAATTTCCAAACTTTGATGGGGGGTGATATATTTTTCTATAACCACAATTTATGCAAAAAATTTCCAAATGATTATATGCAGAATGAACTCTATCTACAAACATTTTTCCTTTACATCTTTTGCAGCACATAATATTCCTTGTTTAAAATTTAGACAATTCTACCATAAAAATTATGATAGAACTGGGAAACCTATTGCAATAATGTTAACAAAAATATCTAGGTTTCCACCAGCATTAAAAGTTATCCTAAATGTACAACTTGAGCTTGAAATATTTTTCATAACTACCGTTGCATCGTCGCCAATTGTTGATGAAGCACCAGAAACAATCGTTGCAGTTACGATTGGATTTCCATTAAATGGTGGATATGAAACAGTATAGTCTACTACGTCGCCATCAGTTTTATTTGTACTAGCAAAAACGTTTACTGTCTTAGCAAAAAATTTCATGTCTGATGTTTTAACACTTACATCGTTGACAGAAGAAAATGATGATGATCTATCACCAACAAATGATGTAAGATGATTAAATGGAAAAACTAT